TCTCATCTTTTTATGGTCCTGGAACTGCGCCAGGACTTACTTTAAGCGGTGGAGAATATGTCACTATTCTTCCTTCTACTGGCTTTCCAGCCAAAGATACTGGTACATTTAGAGTATCGACCGCTGCAGGATTTACTCCAACATCTACATCCTTTAGCGTACAAGTGCCAACCGGAACAGCCGCTGCTGCATCCGGAGTTGTAACTGGCATTCTCAATGGTATCGTTTTTTATGCTGCTACGCCCACCACTGCGGCTGCTATCAATACCTATGTAAATGCTAATTTGAGCCAATACGTAACTTCAACCATCGTCAATGATGGCGGAATGAGCGGCTCTGGAGTAATAGTCTTAAGCACATACGAAGGAACTAATTTCGTAGACCAATCCTATTCTCTAAAAGACGGTATTAATTGGATACTTAGCTCTAATGTTACTGGAAACCCACAGTTCACCTTTAAAGATCCTCTCACATATCCTACCGATACTGGATATAGCTTTTTTACTAGTGGTGAGGAAGTTAGACTCGTTCCTACCACAATGAACCAAGTCAAAAATCTTTGGAATATTTTGGCGGTAACGGGTTTTACTACCGTTGGGACTATAGAAACGTGTGACCGTGGGACGAAACTTCAGCTAGCCACTAACACAATTGGATCAGTAGGATCTGTTCAGGTTGTTGGCGGAAGTGGAAACGAATATTCCGTACCCGTTCTAAATTCCGGTCAATTGCTTGGCAATAATGAAATGTGGGTGTCAGCAAATAGTATTGCCAGTCAGGCAATGGCTAGCGACCAATGGTTTAGACTGCAAGCCGGAAACTATCAAAATAAGGATACCGGAATTGCTGCTAATACAAGCGTTACCGTTCTTAGCAACACTCCTGCTGCTGGAGAATCCACCGTAACACTCCTTAATCAGGAATTAGGACAACTTTATTTTGGTGCTCCTAGGAATAATGTTAGGGTAGAAGGTTCTACATTTAGAATAGAGAAACAGGGATCTCTTGCCTGCTTAAGCTGGAATGGAATTGGTTCTTCACCTAACTTTAATTCTACCGTAAATATCAACGATATTGGTAGTTGGCTAGTTAATGTGTCTGCTAACGGTACCTATTCTATTCCTTCAGCTCCAGCGTCTAGCCTAATGACAACTTTAATGGGAGTATCAGCGGGCTTTGCCATTTTGGGAGCTTCGACAATAACGAATACTGGTGCAAGCGCAATCACTGGAAATCTAGGACTTTATCCTGGAACTTCTGTAACCGGCTTTCCTCCCGGGACTATTACTGGTATAGAATATATAGATGACGCTGTTGCTCAGACAGCTCAAGCCACTGCGCTGTCTGCATACAATACTCTAGCCGCGATGTCTCCTGGAACAACCGAAGGAACTTTAGACGGCCTAATCCTAACTCCAGGCACGTATACGTCTGGCTCAACAATGATCTTAAATGTTGGACAGACTCTTACCTTAAATGGTGCTGGTAATTATGTGTTCCAATTAGGAAGCGCACTAACCATCGGTAATGGTTCCACGATTCTTCTTACAGGGGGAGCAACAGCTAGCAATATCGTTTGGCAGGTTGGTAGTTCCGCTACTATCGGTACTACTGCCGTATTTAAGGGAAATATTTTTGCTCATTCCAGCATTACAGTAAATACTGGCGCTAGTGTAACTGGCGCACTATATGCGTTAACTGGAGCTGTAACATTAGGGGATAATGCGGTTTCTGTTGCCGCCTCTCCATCTCCCGGAAATGCTAATTTTTCAGCTCTTTCGGTTGGAGATTTGATCACTATTACCGGAATGGTTAATCCAGAAAATGACGGAACATTCTTTGTTACAGGAGTAGCGACAAACGGACTGTCATTTACCGTTTCAAATCCAGACGCAGTAGCAGAAACGGGAACGGTTGTTTTGACGGGAGCGATTACCGCCACAACTTCTGTTTCTGAAGGCGATACGATGATTTTGTCTGCCCCATTCTCTCCGCTTAATCAGGGACAGTATCGTGTTATTCGAATGAATAACAATAGCGTTTGGTATGAAAATCCAGAAGCAACGGAATTCCCATTAACTAGCAATACTGTTGAAGAAGAAGTAACCTGTACAGCAAACATTATTTCTACTGGATATGATAGTTCTACTGTTTTTAATGTAAATGTATCTGGTGGCATTGAAACATTGAGCTGGAATGGTACAGGAACCGCACCTTCTTTGGGCGTTGTATTACCTGGAGATGTAGTTACATTTGGTACGGGATTCTTAAACGAATATACTTTTACAGTAACTTCTGCTACAGCTAGTGCTGGAGATACCTATACTAACAATGGGTCCACATTTACTGTGGTTGGCTCTATTTCTTCCGGTACCACTCTTGTTATGACAAGTTCTGGAGGCGCTCCTACTGCTTCAGGAAACTTAGTCAGAACTAGTGGAAGCGGAACTAATCCAATCGTATTTTCTTCCGTTACAGCCACTGTTACTAATCAGGGCAGCTTTACAGTTGTAGAATCGGGGCCTTCTCAGCCACAAATAGCCCAGTTTACATTTCCATCTGGGAACACCTTTTCTTCATCTGGTCCTGGTGACTATTTTGAAGTTTTTAGTGGTAATCCTGGCAACAAATACTATGTTTGGTACAACGTTTCAGGTGGAAGCAATACCGATCCGGCACCAGGCGGTTTTACTGGAATCGAAGTCACGATTAATGCCTCTGATACGGGACCTACTGTAGCAAACGAAACCTATACGGCTATTAATGGACATATGACCGGATTAACGGCATCATATACCGCATTAAGCAATGTAGTTACTGTAACCACAACTAATTCGGCCACTACTGAAACCCCAGTAGATGTCTCAATGCCAGCATTATTTAGTTTTGTGGTTACACAAACAGGTCAGGAAACCTTCTTTAGTGTGGTCAATCCATCGGGAGTCAATCAATCCACAATTTCATCCGTAACATTTTCTGTAAATCGTCCCCAAATTCAGTTTTTCCCATATGAGGCTACGGTTCCAGGAGATAAGCTAGTAGTTAATGGATCTATTCTTGGGTCTGGAAATGCTAGCTCTCAATATATCTTTACGGTAGCTTCGGCTAACGCTACTTCTGGAGCCACCTATACTAACAATGGTCAAACATTCACGGTAGTTAATACTATCATAAATGGAACTACCCTAATTTGTAGCGGGACCGGAACACCAGCTGTCACTGGAGTTTTAACCAAGGCTTCTGGCACTGGGGATTCTTCTATCAGCTTCTCATCTTTTACTACTGGCGGATATAACATTCTTCAAGTTTTGAATCCAACCACCGTCGTTATTTCTGGTGTTATTTCTCAGCAATACGAAACTAACCTTGGTGCTAATTATCCATCTTTGTCAGTTCAGGAAGGCACAAAGTATACTGGATATAAACAAGTAGCATATGTTGTTCCGCAACCTGGAACAGCAAATATTAACCAGATTGTCTTTAATACATCTGCTCAGTATGAAAAAATTGATGCATCGGCTAATGTTGCCATGGTTGCTTTAGGAAAATTGAATTTTCCGGTTGTTATTGTAAATGGTCTTGATAGTTATAATTACGACACCGGATTAATTGGACAAGCAAACAGGGTTATCTATGGAGATCCTAGAGATGCTGTGACCTATCCGGGAGTTGCCGCTGGCGGTGTTGATATCTTTATCAGAGAGCCACTATTAAAAGCGGTTTCCGTTGCTCTGGCAATCAGAACGAATATCGGTGTTTCTTTTGCTCAGATTACGAATCAGATCCAGTCATCTGTTTATGCATTGATCCAATCAAATCCGATTGGAGAAAGCCTTGATCTATCTTCTATCGTAGAAACTGTTAGAATGATCCCAGGTGTGACATCGGTTGTACTTACAAACCCAACATATACGGTTGCATCAGACGAAATAGTTTTAGTGACCGGACAAAAGGCTTTCATACCGAATCAGATTACTGGAATTTCAGTATCGTTGATAGGCGGTTAATATGGCCGTAACAACACAATCACAAGAGTACATTCGCTTAAGAAGTTACCTGAATCCATTTATTAAGGGCAAGGTTGTAGACGCTACGCTAAATGCCCTTGCTACAACATCTGCCTATCTCGTAAATAACGTTCAGGCAGTAAATGATTCTTTGTATATAGTGACTGCCCAAGGCCCATACTTAGATCTTCGTTTGGCAGATTATGGGATCACAAGGGACCCTACCATTGGTCTAGCCGATGATACTTTTCGTACAATCGGTATCCAAGTAAAAAATCGCAAACAAGTAAGAGACCTCATCAATAATATCTTAGATGCGGTGTTTGGTGACGCATTTGTTAAAGCTACTAGCGATGCTCAAAACCTAGAACCATACAACTTGGCAGATGGCGATACCCTAATTATAAATTTTGATGGATCTACTACTAGCACTATTACTTTTTCTGCTTCACAGTTTGCCAATATTTCAGCCGCTACAGCTCAGGAAGTGGCAGATGCCATTTCTATCGGCCTTAGTAATTTGGGGGTTTCTGGAAGTGCCATCGTAAATAATAACGGCGATGGCAACTATGTTAGGTTACTTAGCAATACAATTGGAGCTTCATCCTCTATTACGGTTTTAGGCGGTTCTGCAGAAAATGTTTTATTTTTTAATTCTGTTGTTCCTACCACCGGAAACTTTTCAACTCAATGGACTATCACACTTGCTTCAGGAGGAAATCTTAGATATACGTGGAGTGGAGGAGCAAATCCTGGATTAGGTGTAATTCAACCAGGACAATACGTTAATATTTATGGTGGTGGATTCTCATCTTCTAGCAATGAAGGGACATTTACCATCGTATCGGCTCAAGGCGGGATTGTGGATGTTGCCTATTTTGAAATAAGCAATCCTACAGGCACTACAGGAATTGTTGTGCAAGGAACGGACTCTTCTGTTCTGTTTTATACACCGGTTAGGGAGACCATCTTAAATAAATCCTATTATGCTGCGGTTTATCAAACTGAAGCAAACATACTACAGATCTTTATGCCAGCTACCACTCAAGTTGTTAGAAGAGAAAGAATCGGATCTGCACACCTTCATGGCGTAACCGAACAACCGGTTAAGAGACTGGTCTGCCTTTCTGGAAGCCAACTGCCTTCTTCTGGTGCTGGCGATTACTTTTTATTAGAAACCCCTATAAATGCAGTCAATTATTACGTTTGGTATAATGTTTCCGGTGGAAGTAACACGGATCCAGCTCCGGCTGGTTTTACTGGGATCGAAGTCACGGTAAGTAGTAGCGATTCTGCCGATGAAGTTGCCATTGAAACACAAACGGCCATTAACGCAAATATTCCTACTGCAGTTGCCTATGCTAGAGAGAATGTTGTTATTGTAACAGTCCCTACCGTATCTACTGAAGCAGATGCTGGACCGTCATTACCAACCACTTTAGGCCCTTACATCTTCGATACACAGCAAGGATTTGTCGTCGGCGGGGCAAGTACTACTCTTACCCAAGCCGTAAATGGGGAAACTAGCGATGTTATTTTGGTTGCAAATAGCGCTGGATTCCCAAATTCTAGCGGCTATATTGTTATTGGTTATGGAACTGAAACCCAAGAATTAGTCCCGTATATTGCAACTCCAAGCCCTGAATCTATTTTGATTAGTCCAGCTTATTTTATTCAGCAGGATCATCCAAGCGGCTCATCAGTTCTGTTTGTGACTCAAAAAGCCCCAATTACTCTTCCTAGCGATGGATCCTATTACCAACCTTATTTAACAGACGATGCGGTAGCTAGAGTTTGGGCTCAAGGGATTATTGACGATATTGCTGCTGCTGGAATTACCGTTATCTACACGATTTTGTTTCCAAACCCAATCGGTACGGGTGGCTGGGAAAGTCCTATCCCAGCTGCACACGAAATTTCCTACATATACGGATCATAATTTATGGCAAATCAACAACAATCACTAATTGTAACTGCGGCCCTATGTCGATTATACATAAATAATGTGGTCTATCGAGTCACAACAGATGTTTCTGTAAATAACGATATTGGGGTAAATTCTGTTAATGGAATTAATAGCCCGTACCCTCAAGAAATTTACACAGGGGGCACAAATATCGTGAAGGGGAGCGCTTCAGTAGTTCGTACAAGGAATAGTGGTGGTTTGCAAGCAACGGGGGCAGTACAGCTATTCAATAATTTGGGTGCGACCAATTATAGTTCACTTCGCCTAGAAGACAGAAGTACGGGCGAGACAATCTGGAGCGTGCCAAAAGCCCAGATTTCTAACATTAGGGAAAACGTGTCCAAAAAAGGAATCTATCAGATTTCGTTCGAATTCGTGGGACAGATTTTATATTATCCACTCGATTTAAGCTAATTATCTATTTCTATAATAGAATGTAACTTTCATAGGACTTCCAACTTTTCCGTCTCCTTCAAGTTCCATTCTTTTACAAAAAAGAAATTTAACTCTCTCCCAAAATGTTGGAAATACGCTTAAAGTCATCATATTTTATTCTTTCTCCGGAAAAAGATCCTGTTCCACAGCCCATCTATGACTAACTTCATTTCCACTTTCATCTAACTCTAAGCGAACGATTCCGCATTCGCCCCAGCAAGATTTTGATTCTTTTAGTTCTTCAATTGAATCAAATAAATGAGCACGACCTTCTTCTAGTTCATGCTGATAGTCAACTCCGCACAGATAAACAAACTTCATATATTTTTCCTAATTACAAGTACAGATATCTGATGGTGGATAATCGCCATGAGCTGGACACAAAACGATTTCCTCTTTATTATTTATCTCTGTATCCATTTTAAGCCTTCCCCAATATTTGTCAAGAGCTAACTTGGAGCATCTCGACTCGAACTGGGCACCAGTTTCACCCTCACCCTCTATCACAGTTCTATCTACAAGTTCTGGAACATCAGAAAGAATTCTTTTTGCTATTTTATATCGACCTTCTTTTGTTAAATTACCAATATGAACACAAGCGTCTAATCGTCCAGGCCGAGTAGACTTGCCAGTGTGGTCTCTAACACCTAATGCAGGATCTAATTTAGTAAAATCATTTGCTGTGACTAGAACTAATACGCCGTTAGATGGCTGAACTCCGCTAATACAATTAAGTAGGCAATCCAGAGTCAACGGGCT